CCAGCCCCCAATCCAGAACCACAGCCGCAACCTATTTCGCAAGAGACTGATCCGAAACCAACACCCGACGTATCTGAAGAAACTTGGCAATCCAAATTCTTCGCGCTGAAAGGCAAATACGATGCTGAGGTGCCACGTTTACATTCGCAGATGCGAGAGCTGAATCAACAGGTTCAATCACTCATCACAGAAGCGGCTGTAGCAAAAGCACAACAGCCTAAACAGGATGTAGCTCCGGCTAAGACTCTTATCACTGAACAAGACAAAGAAGCATTTGGTTCTGACTTGTTGGATTTGATTGACCGTGCGACTGAGCAAAAGCTAGCGGTAAGCCGTGACCTTGAAGCTCAACTCCGTGCAGAAATCAATGAGCTGAAAGGCAAACTGGGGAATGTGACTGAGCGTCAAGTAGTATCTGATAAAGACCGCTACGAAGCTGCTCTGAGTGCACAAGTTCCAGATTGGGAAGCCATGAACATTGATCAAGGTTTCCTGACATGGTTGGCTGAAGTAGACCCAGTTTATGGGATGCCTCGCCAGTATGCACTGACCAATGCATATGAGTCGCTTGACGCGAATCGTACTGCAACGATCTTTAAGCAATACAAAGCCACGCTTGCTCCAGCCCCTCGCCAACAGACAAACCGAGAACTTCAGCGTCAAGTAGCACCGACCCGCTCGCATACGTCGCCTGCTCCTACAACTTCGACAGCGGACAAACGTATTTATTCCACACAGGATATTGATGCGTTTTATACTGAATGGAGACGTGGAATGATCGATGACGCAGAAGCGGTGCAAATTGAGAGAGATATTCATGCCGCCACTATCGAAGGTCGAATTCGTTAAGAATACCCAAGACATGGCGGTCACATTTTGTTAACTTTTGTTTTTTAAAAAGGATTAGACCATGTCTACAGTAACCGCAGCAGCAGCCTACCCCGTAAACTCTGGTGGTTTTAACACCCCTGGCGGTCAGGTTGCCTATTCTGGAACCGCTTATTCCGGTTCTTTCATTCCCGCTCTCTGGTCCGGCAAACTGGCTCAGAAATTCTATGCCGCCACAGTTTTTGGTGAAATCGCCAATACTGACTGGCAAGGTGACATCACCGGCATGGGTGATACAGTGATCATCAACACGATCCCTTCCATCACCATCAACAGCTACTCCATCGGTCAAAACTTGGCTTATGAAGTGCCTGCTCCCAGCACATTGCAGTTGGTCATCAACAAAGGTAAGTACTTCGGCGTGAACGTGAACAACGTTCTCGAGTTGCAAGCCAAGCCTAAATTGATGGACATGTTCACCAATGACGCTGCCATGCAAATGAAGATTCAGATCGACAAAGACGTTCTGTACACTAACTTCAACCAAGGCGACGCTGCTAACCAAGGCGCAACTGCTGGTGCTATCTCCGGCGGCTACAACCTCGGTACAGACTCTGCTGCCGTCACTTTGACTGCTTCTAACATCTTGTCTAGCATCACTGCTTTGTCAAGCGTGTTGGACGAAGCCAACGTGCCTGAGACAGACCGCTGGTTGATCATCACCCCCACAGAGCGTCAGATTCTGATGCAATCTAACTTGGCACAAGCTCAGTTCATGGGCGACGCTTCTAGCGTGCTGCGTAACGGCAAGATCGGCATGATCGACCGTTTCACAGTGTATGTGTCTAACTTGGTTCCACGTGGCGCTGCTGGCAAAACTTGTATGAACCCCAACACTGGTACTGATGCTACTTCTGCTGGTGCAGTTAAGCGTCACGCTGTGATGGCCGGTCACAAGTCTGCTATTACCTTCGCTTCTCAGATCGCTAAAGTTGAGAGCTTGCAGAACCCCAATGACTTCGGTACATTGGTTCGCGGCTTGAACGTGTACGGCACTAGCGTCGTGCAAGCTAAAGGTCTGGCTTTGTTGGTCGCTGCAGGTTAAACTCCTACTGGAGAAGGCGGGGCTTCGGCCCTGCCATTTATTAACCTAAGGAGAACGACATGGCAATTATTGACGATCTGATTTCCAGTGGTTTGTCGCT